CAAGCACTTCTCACCTAACAGCAGGACTAGAGTCTTTACGGCCCTAGCTTCCCCTGCTATGACACAGAGAATGGTTGAGGTCGGTAAGACTAATCCTAAGGCTCTGGAAGACTATAAATACTGGGTTGTCACTAACTTTAAATCGGTTATGGATGTACAGATTAATAACCTAAAGAATCAGTTCTCTGGTGGCACAGACACTACGTCTCAGGAGAAGAATCCTCTAGTTATTGGGTTTGATGGTCAGAGATTTACCGTATCTGTAAATACTAAAAGGTCAACAACAGATTCTTTTGGTAGAATTGTAGAAAAAGGTCGTGAAGGTGGAGCGTTTGCTAACAATGTAAACAACATTCGGTCTTTGTCCGCGAGTATGCGTTACTCAATTGAAGCAGTAAATGATATTAACAAAGCTCTAGAGGCTATTGATCCTGTAGTTGCTCTATCAAAAGTTAAAGAAGGTGGTCCTCATCCACTAGAGACTATTTTAGGTGGTATTGGTATTAATGGTGCTCAGCGTTCTGATCTTCAGGAAATTGCCAGAGCTTACCAACAGTACAAGCTTAGTGAAGAACAGGCGCAGAATGTAGCTGGTAAAAAATCAAGCATTACTCCTGATAAAACTCAGCCTGTAGTGGACAACCCAAGACAAAGACCAGCAGTTTCAAATGAAATTGTGGACAATCCAAGACAGTTAAAACCCCCTAACCCAGACATGGCTTCTGATGAAGAACTTCCACCTTCAGAGCCACTGATTTTTGAAAACCAAGTTGTAGATGGGAATACTATTAAGACAGTTCCACAAGGCATTGTACCACAGTTTGATGAATTTGGTGAAAGACAGTACACAAGACCAGACGGTACACAAGTTTTAGAGAAAAAGTCTGGTGACTCTGTAATTACTCAGATTAAACCAAAAGGTTCTGATACTTGGCAAACTGATGGAACTGTAAATAAACCAACAGCAGAAACACCCAGAGGTGGTGAAGATAGAGTTCTTCCTGCTGAACGTAATGCTGCACAGGGCACTATACAGAAGCCTGCTGTACAAGCCCCCGCCCCCGGTAGGTCTTCAGCACCAGAAATGGTCCGGTCTAACCCACTAAATCTACAGGTACAGACAGAGGCAGAAGCTAACGATAATCCTATGGTAGCCGGGTTTATTGCTCCTACAGACGGTTCGTATAATCCTAATGCTGCTACCGCTGCACAGTCTGGTTCGACTTCCCCTGTAGCTACTGGTGGTCCACTAGACCTTACTAGGTACTACCAGAAGACTATGAGTGCTGAAAGTTCTGGTAACCCAAATGCTAGGGCTAAAACTTCTTCAGCTACCGGGTTATTTCAGTTTGTTGATAGAACTTGGAAAGGACTAATGAAAAGGTATCCTCAGCTTGGTCTAACACCAGAAGGTCGAACTGATCCAGTACAACAGAAAAGAGCTATGGAAGTTTTCACACAAGAAAACATTAAGTCCCTTAAGTCTGCTGGTCTTCCAGTGACCAATGGTACACTGTACCTAGCACACTTTGCCGGTGATGGAGGTGCTAAAGCAGTTCTTCGTGCAGATTTTAAAACTCCTGTAGAAAAAATTCTAAAACCTGAAGCTATTGAGGCTAACGAATTTTTAAGAGGAAAGACTGCTGGTTGGCTTATTAGATGGGCTGAACGAAAGATGGCGTAAAAACTAAAGACAAAAAGAAACCCCCAAGGAGAAATCCAAGGGGGTTTTTCTTTACGTATTGGCGTAGGTGACAGGACTCGAACCTGCGATCACGGTTTTGGAGACCGCTGCTTTAGCCGCTAAGCTACACCTACATAATTAGTTTGTTGGGATAACGTGTTCTTCACAGATGAAACCTTGCTTGTACGGTAGCCTAGAATTATTTAGGTCTTTAGATTCAGTTACCATGTACTCAATCCCAGTACGAACACACTCGTCTAAACTGGGCATTCGTATTGTTTGCATCTGTGGTGAACCATTACTAACCATTAGAATCACTGTCAGGTATACTGCTTTGATCACTTAGTTTTTTCCTTCTAATTAGTTCTCTTTCAGCAAAAAAGACAATTTTATTTAGGTCGTATTCGGGACTAGTCCCTTCTTTACCTCCTAAACGGTAAGCAGCTTTAAAGATGTTAGCTACAGCAAAATTCATATTTTTATACTCAATTAAATCTTGTAACTCTTTAGAACCTTCTGGAAGCTCGTAATATCTTTGTAAGAAATTGGGGTTAAAGGTTGACCACCACGCGCTCCATCAGGGTAACACGTAAACCCACGAAGCCTAGGTGCATACTTAGCTAATACAGAGGCAAAGTGGTCTACCTTATCCTCATTGTTAAGATCAGTTCCCCAAGCTGGTAGGTTAATTGTACTAGAGATAGACATATCAACGTAGTCTTGTACGTCTGCTTGAAACTTAATACGCCTCTCGTAGTCTGCTGCTAGATCAATAGCACTTTCTACTTTGTCTGGGTCAACGCCTGTACTCTGAATAATTTGTTGAGCAGCATGGTCTACATAGTTTTGATAGTGCCACTTAGTTCCTTTTAGGTATCGGCGCTTATAAGCCACTGCATATACTGGTTCAATACCTGTAGTAGTCCCTGCAAGAATACCAATAGTTCCAGTTGGTGCAATAGCTCTGTTAGCTACTGGTCTAGAAATACCTAGCCTATCTGATTCTGTTTTTGATACATGATCGCTAACACCTTTGTAAACAGACATCCAGTTACGAAGGTCATCGTTCATTTCGTATTTGTGACCTCGTTGAAGAAGCCACTCGTGTACACCCATAATACCTAAACCTAGTCGGCGGTTTTTCTCTCTTGTTTGGTAGACCTTTTCATAGGGAAGATCAGCTTTGAGTGTACCAATAAGAAGAAATTCTGTGGCTAGAGCTACAGCAGAAGCAAATTCTTCTACAGTCTCAATTCGTGAAAGATTGATACTACCAAGATTACATACGTCTGAATCATCACTAGAGGTTACTTCAGTACATGCGTTACGAAGAGTTTCGTTTTCTTTATCAAAGAAGTTAAAGCTAAATCCCGGCTCACCCGTCTTCATGGCCTGTGTTACATTTTTCTTAAATGTGTCACCAGAATTGTTTGTTTTCATATAGTTTAGTAACCACTTGGTATCGTAGTTTACCGAGATATTTGTCATATCTAGTGGTGCTGGAAAATCAAAATCTTGTTCTTTAATATCTTTTAAGGTTAACCCAGTGTTGCCTACCTTTAAAGCATCCCAATCCTTAACATTAAGAAAAGTTTGAATGTCCTTATGTTGCCAATTAAGTGAGGCGTAGATAGCGGACCTACGAGAACCCCCTTGCATAACTCTTCGACCAATCTCATTGATCATCATCATCTTTGGAATAGGTCCGGACGCAAAACCACCTGTACGGGAAATAATTGCCCCGGATGGTCTATAAACAGAGTAGTCAACACCGATACCACCACCAGTCATAAGACAAGACTCAGATTTCCAAGACAGATTTGCCCAATCTTCTCTTGTGTCTTCTTCTGCTTTTAAAAGATAGCAGTTGTTAAAAAATGCCTTGTCTCTTCCTGCATAGTAAAGATACCGACCACCGGGAATAAACTTCATGTCCCGGATAAGCTCAAAAAGCATCTGTCTTTTGTCTTTGTCCATATGGTCTTTACAAACATGCTCAACAAGAGTCTTGGACAATTCTTCCCAAGATTCAGCACCTTGGTGACGATACTTTGAATTGAAAATTGTTTCAGAAAGTTGATTCCGAAACATTGGATTTACATTTGATTTAAAAAAAGTCACACTAGGTCCTTAATAAACGTGGTAAATTGGTAGAGAGATATTTTGGTAATATTTTAGTTTTTCTTTAGCTTCTTCAATAGTTTCAAAACGAGAAAGTTCAACCCATTCGTAAGAGTCGCCAAAAAAGTAACCATTTCTTTTTCTTTTATAATAAAGAGTAAAAGGAAGATAAGGGGAACTAGAAAACTCAATTTTATAATTAGAAGCATTGTCAGACATTAAACTTTTTAACCTTTTTCTTTAATCTTGATTCTTGTTTAAAATATTCAATCCAGCTAATAATAACTGAAAACCAACTCATTATACAAGGCCCTTAAGGTTAGGTTCTTTGTAGTTTGGTCCCTTGGACACCTTACCGTCTTCCCGGTAGATAGGTTTACCATCGGCTCCAAGCTTAGACATATTGGAGCGGTGTACTCTCATAAACGCTTCTTCAATAGGTAGATTATAGGTTACACAGAAGCCAAAGACAACATATAGAAGGTCTGCTGTTTCCTTTAGAATGTTCCTTCTAATAATATCTGGAATTAAGACACCATTCATAAGGTACTCATCAGCCTTGGTAAACTCTAGGCCAAGCTCCTTAAACTCTTCAGAGATAAGCCTCCATCGTAGCCAAAACTCATTAGCATCTGGTTGAGCAAGGTCACGTTCAGTAGGGTGTTTGAAAGCCTTGTGAAACTCGTAGACTTTATCGTAAAAATTAAGATTGGTGTCTTCCATAAACATTTCTAGTTTCTCTGGTTGTTTAAACCTCTTGAACGCTTCAATATCATGTTCGTTAATCATTTGTTAACCTTTCATTTAATTGAAAAATTACAACTGGTGTTCCATTACTTGAAAAAGCTGAATAAAGAATAAATTCCCCAACTTTTAAATTACCTAAAGTTGCAATGTTAAAAGTATCGTCTTTATTATTTTTTGCACGAAGACTAAATTGTAAGATGTCTTTTTTAGTATTTTTAATTGTTAGGTTTAGGTTATCTTCTTTGATTAGATTGTTCAATAGTGATTCTAGTTCTTTTGCTGGAAAGGAATTAATCTTCACTGCCGTCTCTTTTAGGTTGCTTCCTACGGTTAACACCTTTAGGAACTACTCTGACCTTGTTATTGTTAAGTTTACCTTTTCGATTAGCACCAACGTGGTCTACTTCCTTGTTGTCACCCTTTTTTACCTTACCGTCTTGCATAGCTTTACGTCTAGCTGCGTTACGCTGTGCCCTACGTTTCTTTTGTTCTGGGGAAGCGTGGTATTGTGCGTATTCTTTATCGTAGTCCCGTGTCATTAGTTAATGCCTCCCAAGAATGAGGAAATAAAGGTTTAATAGTGTCAGACCACATTTCAGCTAACTCACTGATTTCAGCTTGTGAGTTTTTATCTGAACGTAACTTATAAGCCCTAGCCCAAGCTGCTAGTGAACCAGTTACATAATAAGAAGTGTACATAGACTGTGGAAGAACCATACGGGCTTGTTCAGGAGCTACACCAATTTCAAGAAGATGCTCATATGTATTTAAAGCTAACTTAATGGCTACTTTGTACTCTAGTTTTGCCATTTGTTTTTCTTCAATTTCCTCATCACTAGAGCCTTGCTTCTTATCCTCAGCTCTTTTACGCCACTTAGCAGGAATAAAAAACTCAGGTTCGTCATCTACATACCTACGAGATACTTCGTTGTAGGAGAACCCTACAGTGTGTTTGAACCTCTGGCGGGCTACAAAGATCGGTACTGTTTCCCTAAGGGTTATAGCACAGTGAGTGAATGGTGTATAGTGATCGTGTTTAGCTAGGTAATTAATAAGTTTCTTGTCTTTGTCAGATAACCTATTATACGGTGGAATCTTACCACCGTGATGTGGATCGGTCTCAATCTCCCACTCAGACTCTTTATCAAAGGAGACCCTAGCTGCATTTACTACAGTAAGGTCTGTACCCATATAGTCAATAAGTTCGGCTTTCATTAATCTTTTCCTAGTAGGAGTTCAAGTTTTAGACCATGTACTTCATCGTCTTCTACACCAGAAATAATTAACTTATCAAACTCTAGCTTGTATGGGGTATCACGAAGATACTTGGTAAGAGCCTCAACAATGTGGTCTTCTGTTAGAATCTGAAATACATTAGCCTTCGTCATCAATAAATTCCTCTAGGTTTGTAGGACGGATTTTCTTCTCACGATGTTTCTTTTCGTCGATAACTCTCATACGAAACTCACCCACTCGGTTTTCCATAAAGTACTTCTTATGCTTATCCTGTAGGTTTTTAATTCTACGTTCAAGTGCTTTTTGTTTACTCGTCTTCATCGTCCGAGTCATCCGCGTATTCCTCTAATCTTTCCAGATCAACCTCACCAATTTCGTATAGTTTAATTAGTGCGTCATACGGATCAATCTCCAACATCAGAAAGACTTCTTCAAGGTCATAATTACTTAGCAGTTTCTTAAGGAGGTTACTTGTCATATTCTTTTCTTAGTTGGTCGATAGAAACAAACTGAGGATCAAACACACCGTCCTCTACGTTTCTAGCAATCACAACCCCTCTCCACCAAAGCTTGTTGATGTTACCGGCCCAAGGTGAGTCATAGTCTTGGTATACACCTGCTACTACGCAAACTGTCTTATTGCCATCAATGTTAGTATGGATGTTAACGTCAGCAGTATGGATGTGGCCACAAACCGACGATTTACCGTTAGCCGCCCGGATAGCATAAGCTGGTTTAACACCGCCGATAGGACGCCCCATAATACCAGAAATAAAATAATGAGCATAGTAAATTCCATCTACTTCAATTATTCCGGGAGTTCCGCCTTCGTATCTGACAACTTCATGGTAATAGTCGTTGAGCCTGTAGTCACTAAATCCAATAGTTCCTTGGAGTTCAGGAGATATGTCAAGTGCTCGTTCGATTCGGTGTTCATGGTTACCCTCCAAGTATACTGCTCTGGGCCACCTCTTTTTTGCTCTTTTGAGAGGAAGCCAAGTGCGTTCTTGGAACTCATTACCGGCTGCAATGTCCCGAGAATACGACCTACCTGCGAAGGCTCTCTTTCCTTTGTCGTACGTCGATAGAGAAGCCATGTCGTAACCGTCGCCCAAGTTAACGACAACATCAGGACGAAGATCAAGAATAAGTTTACCAAGGTAATCTGCTCTGTTATTGTTAAAGTCCGGGTGAGCGTGAGCGTCGGGAATAATTAAGTGTGTCTTACTCATTCAAACAATTCCTTAGGTAGAGATTTGACAGAGTAAGAAATACCGTGCTTGGTACACCAATCTGAGTACTTGTATTTAGAACCTTTGTAGATGGCATTGTCTCGTTCAAACACAATGTGGTACTTGTAGTCAGGGTATTGTTGTGTAAAAGCTAAAACCTTCTTACGGTCTTCGTCTCTGAAGTAACCCTTACCTTCTACGATAACCTTACCAACTTTAGTTTCAGCAATAAAGTCTGGTTTGTAAGTTACGTCAACCTTAACATTGAAAGTCTCTGGTTCGTACTTGTAGTCAAATTTCATCTCATTACTGAGTGAGTGAAAGGCTTTGTCTAGTACACGTTCAAATGAATTACGTGGTGTTGGTTCTTTTTTCTTTTTGTTCTTACTCATTTAACTTCAGGAACCTTTGGTGTGTTAACAACTTTAGTTAAAAATACAGGACCACTGTAGTAGATAAAGGTTCGTAGGCCTGGCCAGCACTTAGCTTTAAATGAACAATACGAACAATTAACACCAAGTTTTTCGTTACCGGATTTACCTTCTGGCTCTGTTTTAAACGCTCTAGGTGGGGGTGTCGGAGATTTTAGTTTCTCTTGCTTATCTGAGATAAATTTTTGCCAGTCGCGTTTGATGATAGGAGCTTCTGACAGACAC